TACCTAGTAAAGGACCCGTAAAAACAAGGGTTATGGGCAATGAAACCCCTGAAACTGAAGATCAAGCACGTAGGGTAGAAGAGTTCATGAATTACCAAATAACGACGGTAATGGATGAATATACCCCTGAAATGGACCAATTACTGTTCTATTTACCCCTAGCAGGCACAGCATTTAAGAAAGTTTACTATGATGTAAGCAAACAAAGAGCGGTCAGTACGTTTGTACCCGTAGAAGATTTAGTCGTTCCGTACACAGCTAGTGACTTAGAGACTTGTGAAAGAGTGACGCACGTAGTCAAAATGAGCTACAACGAAATCAGAACACAACAGCTCGCAGGATTTTACAGAGACATACCACTACAACCTGCTGAAACTAATATAGGCAGCAGTGACACCATAGACAAAGAAGATGAACTAGAAGGATTGAGTGCTACCACCAACGACATGATGTATGAGTTGTTGGAATGTCACGTATCCATGGACATGCCAGGCTTTGAAGATGAAGATGGATACCACTTACCTTTCATCATTACAGTAGACAGAGCTTCCAACGAAGTGTTATCGATCAGAAGGAACTACAACCCTAACGATCCACTCAGAACAAAGATACAGTATTTTGTACACTACAAGTTTCTTCCTGGCCTTGGGTTCTATGGGTTCGGCTTAATACACATGATTGGCGGTTTGTCTCGAACCGCGACTGGAGCCCTACGACAATTGATCGATGCAGGTACGCTGGCGAATCTACCTGCTGGATTCAAGGCCAGGGGACTTAGAATCAGGGACGACGAGACTCCACTAGAACCAGGAGAGTTCAGAGACGTAGACGCACCTGGCGGAGCACTAAGAGATTCACTGATACCATTACCTTATAAAGAACCATCGGCGACATTACTACAGCTGTTAGGATTCTGTGTAGAAGCAGGACAAAGATTTGCATCGATTACTAATCTACAGATGGGAGAAGGTAATCAAGAGATGCCAGTAGGCACGACTATGGCTTTGCTAGAGCAAGGTACAAGAGTCATGTCCGCAGTACACAAAAGATTACACTACGCACAGAAAACAGAATTTAAGATACTAACCAGATTGTTTGCAGAGTATCTGCCTCCTGTATATCCATACCAAGTTATTGGTGGTGATCAACAAATTAAACAAACTGACTTTGACAATAGGGTTGATGTTATACCTGTCAGTGATCCTAACTTCTTCTCAATGAGTCAACGTATTACATTGGCACAACAAGAACTGCAGTTAGTACAAAGCAACCCTGAAATACACAATATCAAGGAAGCATACAGAAGAATGTACCAAGCGTTAGGAACTGAAAATATTGAAGCATTGTTTGCTCCAGATCCACCACCTCCCGTTCCAATGGATCCAGCAAGTGAGAACAGTGCCGCATTAATGGGTGCACCTCTCATGGCATTCCCTGACCAAGCGCATCAGATACATATAGAGGTGCATCTTACTTTCTTAGAGTCAGGTGCTGGTATGACTAACCCAGCGACAATACCGCTTATGGTATCGCACATATTCCAACACATATCACTAGAAGCACAGAATCAAGCCGATGCACAAATGCCAGAACAACAACCGCCTATGCAGCAACAGATACCAGGCATGCAACAAGGCGGAATGATGATGCCACCTCCACCACCTAACCCTGCAAAAGAAGCTTTGAAAGCTCAGTTAGAATTAGAATTGATGCAGCAAGTTATGCCTAGAATAGAAGAAATACTATCTCCTGGTGATGATGGCGTTGTAACCTTGAAACAACAAGAGCTTGCAATACGTGCAAAAGAAAATGAAGATGATAAGATGATTGCAGAGGAAAGGATCAAACTAGACAAAGCCAAGCTTAGACAGAAAGATCAATCCGAAGAAGAGAAGTTAAGATCTCAAGAAGATATAGCAGCAATGAAAGTTGGTGCAGAAAGAGAAAGGACAAGAAAAGATGGTAGTTAGAATTCCAGGCTTAGAAGACATTGACATGGAAGCTATAAACGCAGCTGTTGCACAAGCTATGTCTGATACTAATATGAGTGGGCTAAATTTAGGAGCATTAGGCACAAGCGGACAATCTGTTATGGAAGGGGAACCAGTAACTTTACCTGCTGACCCTGTAGCTCCAGTCTTTGACAGAAGCGATGTAACGGGTTCGTTAGCTGCTGGTTTAGTTCCAACACAAGAGGATATTGCACACATCTATGCACCATATTTACTGGGTTCTAGCTACCCAGAGTACACTTTAAGTAGAATTAAAGCTTTAGAAAATGCTGGTTATGCCTTAGAAGGAGCTATGCCAACTAGTAATATAAAAATTGTTCCCAATACATTCAGCAGTGGCGGTAGCAGTTTTGTACCCAAGACTTCTGGTTCAACGTCACCCATGTCACCCATGGTTGAGCCAGAGGTCACCCCCATGGATAGTGACATAGATAGGGCTGTAGCCTCAGCCGTAGCGTCTGCCACGGCATCTGGTGGAGACCTGCCAATACAAGCTGCTGATGATCCTATTCTTACAGTTGATCCAGCACAAGCAGCCGTCGAAACAGCCGTGGGCAACGGTCAACCGACCACGGACGATACTATATTAGAACCAGATGATATGCCAATAGGAGCTATGGTAGTAACTCCATATTACAATCCCGCAACAGGCGAAACTTTTGACCAAACTAATACAGCACAACCCGTTCCAGATGGTTTTATACCTGTCCCAGAAGGAGGCATCCCTGCTAAAACAGAAACTCCCGCACAACCAGATTTTATGACTCAGATAAACGAACTTATTGCACAAATGCAAGCTGAACAAACTGCCGCAGCCGAAGCACAAGCAGCCGCAGCAGCTGCCCAGCAACAACAAGCTGCTGAAATGGCACAGAATTATATGGTTGGGCAACCAGCCGTAGGCTATAACCCGTATCAAAGCGGACAATATCAAAACAACCCGTATGGCTCTGCTGGAGTACCAGACATGGGAGGTATAACATCTATACCAGTCCCTGCAGCCTACCAACCTTATCAACCACTAGGGGGAGCAACATAGATTTACTACAATTCGCGACAGCTGTACTGCGCGCCATAGATGAAAAAGAACAGCAACTTCAAGGAATACTCTCCAACGGCGAAGTCCGAGATTGGGAGCATTACAAGAATCTGACTGGTCAAGTCGAGGCGTTGAATTACACACGAGAAGAGATTCGACAACTAATGAAAAACCAGGAGATATAAATGCCAAATCCAAGCACTTTAGCAATGGAAGAACAATGGAAGAAAGAAGAAGCGGACAAGTCTGCTTTAGAGAAAGCTTACCAGTCAGGTAAGAAGAAAGGAGACGCGACTACGCTAGATCCTAATAAATTAGATTCAGAATTACTAGACCAATTGCCTTCACCAACAGGGTGGAGGATTATGATATTACCGTACAAGGGCCAAGGACAAACTGAAGGTGGTATTGTTCTAACGAGTGAAACTCGTGAGAGACAGCAGATAGGAACGCTGCTTGGCTATGTACTAAAAGTCGGACCACAAGCGTACGACGGAGAAAGATTTTCTACTGGCCCTTGGTGTAAACCAGGAGACTGGGTATTGATTGGAAGATACTCAGGATCAAGGATACAAATCGAGGGCGGAGAAATAAAACTGTTGAATGATGATGAAATCATCGCAACGGTTCCAGACCCAGAAGCAATTCTGCATCAATTTTAATAACCATGGAGAACGACCATGCCTGAGCATAAACTAAATATGAATGCCGCTGAGGAAACAGTACAGTTAGATGATACTGGTCCTGAGGTGGATGTTGACATAGACGACGGGGGAGCTTTACCTATAGATCCTCAGCAACCTACTAAGCCTGTACTAGGTGACGAGGGAGCTGCGGAAGTAGTACCAGAGCCTGAACCCGAAGAAGCAAAAGCTGACGATCACGAAGAATACAGTAAAAGTGTAAAGAAGCGTATCGATAAGCTGACTGCTAAATTAAGGGAAGCCGAACGAAGAGAGCAAGCAGCAACGCAATTTGCTCAAAACGTAAAGAAAGAAAACGAAACATTAACACAACAAAAAACGAATTTAGATAGTAACTATATTGTAGCTGAAGCCAATAGGATCTCAGCTGAAACCGAAGCAACAAAAAACATTTTAAGAAAAGCAAACGAAGAAGCAGATATCGATGCACAGACGAACGCACAACAGAAACTAGCAGCTCTTGCCGTTGAAGCTCAACGCGTACAAGCTTTAAATCAAGAGCGCACTGCGCAAGCAGCGCAACCTCAACAGGTAACACAGGATATTCCGAGAGAGCCACAGCCACAGCCTCAAGAGTATTCTGAACCAGATCCTAAAGCTCAA